CCCATAGGAATAACATCTACGCGGTCGTGGGTTGCAAATGCAATCCACATAACAATATTTTGACGTGGGTCTCCACGGTGATCGCCTACTGTTTCAACGTCAAATACAAATGCGTCTACTAAATCGTAAGCAAGAACAAACTCTTGCAGTTGTTCCTGTGTTGTAATAATATTCATTGCGCTCCTGAAAGATATTGTTGAGGGCCCGTAGAAAGGAGGTCAAAAACCGGGCCCTCAACGTGATGGGTTTATCTAGTTAGCTGCTGCAATTTCACGAGCAATCTCAGCCAACTCAGCCTTGGTTGATGTATGTAGCGCATCAGGTCCAAGTGGCTTAAGTGTCTTGATTAGCTCGGCTGCTGCAACAGGATCGATTTCCCATTCCTCAGCAAGGTCACGTTCCTTCACAGGAACGATTGAGTAAGAAGTCTTAGTCCCCGATCCAGACTTACTTACTGCCCAATATAGGTCAGGACGATTAAGAGGACCTGTCTTCGGATTTGAAGCAAGCTTCTCTAGCTGACCGCATAGGCGAACCCCGACAATCATTAGTTGAGTCTGTGGTTCTTCATCAGAGAGATTTAGAACAGTGAAGGCAAACTTTTGGTCTGGCTTACTGCCCACAGCAATTAGCGGGTCACCCTCGCCAATACTAATAAATGATTTCTTTCCTGGACGATTTACCCAGTGTTGCATAAACACCATTGGTTCGTCTGAGATGAACTTAACAAGCTGAACATCTTCGTCGAAACGGAAATCAGTAGCGAATGTTTTGGTTGATTTAGCTACAGCCTTTTTAGCTGCGCTCCAACCTGTTTGAATTGTTGAAGAGTGAGATGGAATTTCTGTCTCATCTTCTTCGATGAAAAGATCTGCGTCCTCTAGAACATCAGAGACTACAGGTGCTGCGTAAGAATCTACGTTTGGAGCTGTCTTTACTTTGAGTGAGTTAGTCATTTTACTTCTTTCATAGGTCAGTGGATCAGTGGTCATTAGTTAGTTTCTTGATCGTGAATTCGCTTCCATGTTTCCATCAACTCAATTGATAAATCAGGATGCTTATTCCAATCAATTCTCGGAGTCTCTAAGAGACCACGAGATTGGAAGCACTTAACAGTTTCTTCAATAATAGCTTTGCTGTACATCCGCCATCCAGGCTTCTTTACACCTTTTACTATTATAGACTTTAGCCGGTACGGCGCACGAGGTATATAACCTTTACGCTCCCAAAGTCTTAAAGTAACTATCGGTCTTCCTAGTGCAAGGCATAAACTACCTGCACTATATAATTCTAGCACATTTCCGTTAGGAAGTGTTTTGATCTGAGGATTTGCGTCCCAAGACCCTTCTTCTACTACTTTTTTAACTTTTACATTAGGGTCTACAGGGCGACGTTTCTTTTTAGAACCTGGATAGTAATCATCCAGGCTACTGAAAAACTCGTCTACCTTGTCTTCCATAATTAAACCTTACTAGGAATGAACGCCCAACTAATTGACTTGGGGAACATCTCGTCGATTTCTTCTTCTGTTAGTAGTCCCTCATATAGACAAGCCATTACTTCTGCCTCATCTAGTACTGGAACCATTTTATAACAGCGCTCTGTTAAGCCCTTGTTATTAAGTATAGTAGATGCTTCGTCTTCGTCAAGCTTCTGTGTGACACGGCGCTGACGCTGTAATGAGGTGTAGCCGTCAACCTCGTCTGGAAGATGAATCCATAGGTGACCTTTTTCGTCAGGCTCGCCCTCTTCGTCCACCAAGTTTGAAAGCTCTGCCTTTATGACAGACTGCTCTTTGGTTAGGTCATCTATACGTCGCTTTAAAGAAACAAAGGATCTGACCTTTGTCATGATAGTTGGTTCTGGCTTAGGATTTTCTCGTTCGATAACAATTGGCATTTTTTCCTCCTATTATCTAGTGTAGCCGATTATTCCTGAGGTTGCAACTCCTGGACGTAGTCCTTTAATCCCTCAACAATCACGTCTGTAACAGTGCGATTTTGGGATGCTGCTTTAGCTTTTACTGCTTCCCAGAGGTCGGCAGACACACGTATGGTACGTGTAGGTGTCTTAGGTGCGTTAGGCATAGTCATAGTTTATACCGAAATCCCCTCTAAAAATGCCCTAAGTGTTCCTGCAGTTAGGTTTACTCCACCATCTGTATTTATGCCCTCACCATCGATGATTGCATTTGCAACAGCCATTTTTTGTATCAACATTGAGTGTTGTCGTTCTTCAATAGATCCCTGCATTAAGAAGTCTTGAATAACAATTGAAGGCCAAGTACTAGAGGCCCTTCGTATACGCCCATTACGTTGTAACGCCAAACCTGCGTTCCACGGAAGATCATAATTAATAAGTAAGTTAGCCTGAGGAAGATCCACGCCATAGCCACCGGCGTCAGAACTAATAAGTATACGACAACCTGGCTCAGTTTGGAAAATAACCTTAGCAACCTCTTTAGCTTTAGCATCTAGTTCTCCTGTATAAATCTGTGGCGAGTATTGCTCTAAACTTTTTTCAAGTAGCTTTGCCATATGTACATAGCTAGTAAAGATAACTACTTTGTTTTTATCATAACTATCTAAAAAGTCTGACACGTACCGTTCAAGAGCGGCAGCTTTAGGGTGAGCTTTAAGTGTAGCTAGCTTACCACTCTCATCTAAATCATTTATGTACTTAGATCCAGCATCTCCGTCTTTACGGTACCTACCTGCAGAGTGTGATAGCAAAGCTGGTGCATCACACAACATACGTAGCGCAGTTAGCTTAGACATAATCTTACCTTTTAATGCATTAGCAACCTCGTTCTGATTTTCACCGGAGTAGTGTGAAAATAAATCAAAGGAGCTTCCAAAGTCATCCATAGCATTATCAAGATCTTCCAGGATTTCTCTAGCAATCTGCTTATACAAGGTTGCCCCTGCCTTATCAAACTCTACCAAAATTGGCTCCGCAAAAATTGTATCGGGAAGATACGGAGCAACATCTGGATCCTGTTGACGTTTGCGTACTGACGCAGTAGCAAGAGTTTTACTTAGGGTAGGAAGATTCCTATACTTCTCTACTCCACCAAAATGATTGCGAACAATAAAAGTTTTATCAAATAAATCAAATCTTCCTAAGACCTTTGGATCTATGAACTGCATAATGCTATATAGCTCTTCAGGCTTACCGTTCTCAATAGGAGTGCCGGTAAGTGCAAACTTAACTGGGCTAGTAAGTTTCTTTACTTGCTTTGATCGTTTTGATCTAAAGCTTTTGATGGCTGTTGCTTCATCGCAGACAACGAATCCTCTTGCAAGGTGTTGGACGTAATCCCAGTCGTTAACAACCTGCTCATAGTTGAGGATAACGTAGTCAACGAGCGAGTGACCCCAGTCGACCGCCTCGCCGTATTGGATAGCTCTTTGTTTTGGCGTTCCATCAATGACCACAACGTTTGCAGCGTCATCTGTAAATTTCCTAATCTGTTCTGCCCACTGATACTTCAATGAGGATAAGCAAATAATAATACCAGGTTCGGTTATCTTTCCAAGGTCTTTAAGCTCTTCAAGTGCGGCAATAGTTAGAACAGTTTTACCTAAGCCAAGGTCGTACGCAACAAGCATCTTCTTGCGCTCTACCATGGCCTCTACGGCCTCTACTTGATAAGGTAATAGTGTTCCTGTAAAACTCATACTAGTGACGTCATCCTTGCCTTAATCAAAGCCTCTAGATCTCCTATGTTACCGTTATTAGCAAATATCTGGTCTACCCTGTAACCATCCATATCATGCTCTGATACATGAGTATTTACAGGACCTACACCCATACGTTTAATTCTCCACAACTGTGCTTCTGAGAATGACTTTAGGTAATCAGCTTCGTTTGTAAAACGTACATCCGTTACAACTACCTTATCCCCTGGTTTATACTTACCCAAGGCTTGCTTAACCCAAAAGTCTTCTCCAAATACTTTGCGAGCACCAACCCCAAGATCTTGCAATAAACGTCGTACCTCTGGAAACGCCGTCTTTGCAACATCCCACCCATAGCCATCAATAACTCCTTGAAGCCTGTAGCCACCATCTTTAACTGTAGGGTTTGTTTCATAAAGAAGTTTGCGGATAGGGTCAGCAAATGATACGCGTTCAAATCCAAAATTATTTGTAAGAACTTTAGCTACAGTGTCTTTGCCTGACTGTGCGTATCCTGTTAATCCAATAATCATAAAAATGCCGCCTCTCCAAAAACTGAATGCTTTGCCTTCTCTATACCTAGTATAACCTGTTTTTCAGTTAGATCGCCAATGTCTTTTGCTTCATTATCTTGATAGTTAAAGAATAGGCACTCTAAGCCTTCTTTCTTCGTACGCTCAAGCATATCCTTAGAAGCTTTTTTACCGGCTTGATCAAGCCTAGGATTATCAAATGCAATAATTAACTTATCAGCACGTCGCATAAGATCAACCTGATCTTGACTTATAGATGCTCCAAAGGTTGAGACACCGCCATCAATTCCCAATGACGAGAGTTTTACAGCGTCTAATGGAGACTCCACTATGATCATAGTTCCTCCAGACCAAACATCAAGACCAAATAAGGTCTTTGATTTTTGTACGCCTGTTGGTCGGTTTCTAAAGTACCGGTTTACTTGTCCCTTTTCTTGCCATCCCATAAGCTTGTTATTCTCAGCGTTACGGATAGGTGTTATCCAACCCTGCATTCTAGGGTCCCACTTAACCTTATGTTTTTGACACGCCTCTAATGACAAGCCTCTAGCAGATAAAGCCCAATCAGGCACTACTCCGTCGAAAATCGCCAGACGTGCCTCACTCATCTCAATAGGTCTTTGAACAGGGATGTAGGAGTTCTTAGCCTCTTCCATCTGCTTTACTAGCAGTTCAAAGTTAACTTCAACGTTGCTTCGTAGCCAATCCTTAGCAGCCTCAAAATCTAAGCGGCCCCAGGTAGTACTAAACTCTTTAAGCTCTGCAACTAAAGTAAGAAGTGTTCCTCGGTATCCACAGGAGAAGCAGTGGTGCACACCGGTTTCACAGTTCATAGACCAAGAAGGATTAGAGTCTTGTCGGCCAGTTCTTTCTAAGTGCATTGGGCAAAGACCAGTTAACTCACTGTTGCGTTGATTTACCTCAACCCCTAATCTTAGTAGGGCAGTTTCTACATCGCCTTCTCTATACATCATCATCATCCGCCAATGTTGGTGCTGTAGCCATAGAACCGCACAATGCGCACTCCATGTCTAGAAAGTAAAAGGAAATCTCCTTTTCTTCAAACATACATTTAACATTCCATAATCGTGAACCACAAACGCAAACCTCTAAAGGTTCTCCACGAAGATCCATGGCGTTAGTGTAGTCTGGCTTTAGATTTATAATCTCATCCATTTAGCTTACGCCTTTCACTAGGTGTTGTTGCTGCCCAAATTCCTTCAAGATTAGGTATGCTCAACGCATACTTCAAACAATCTGCTTGCATCCAACAGTCTCTACAAACAGCCTTTGCTTTCTCTACAACCTTTACGTCTCTGTAATCTTCAGGAAAGAAAAGATCTGGATCTTCTCCTGTACAAAGCTGTGTGCCGTTGAATGGATTAAATTGGCTGACCAAAAGATCCAAATTCTTCAAAGCGACCACCCTCCCAATCCCATAGTAAGTCGCTAGTAGCTGGACCGCAGTTACGGCTAGCAACAATGCGAAGTTCACGAGAAGTATCGTCTTCTTCATCTTGTTTTTGTAGTCCAAGGATTACATCTGAGTCCTGGAAGAACGATGATGAATACCCAATAGCATCCGCAGATACTTGACGCTTCTTCATCTTCCACAAAAGAACCTGTGTTGACACTACAATAGGGATGTTCTGTTTCTGAGCTAGTCTCTTTAAGTTACGTGTAATACTTGTTAGAGCCTGTGGAGTATTTGATTCACCGCTAGCCTCATCAACCATAAGGTATACACCGTCTACAAAAACAATGTCTGGCTTAGTCTTTTCAATCTTTGCGGCAAGCCCAGTTACAGTCATAGCGGAAGTTGAATCAGTAAGATAAAACTTGTGCATTGTTTCCATACGGTCTAGGGCAGCCTTATAGCGGCGTTCTTCATCTAAAGTTAGATTACCACGAACAAGCCTAGAGTGAGCAATTTTGGCACGCATAGCGTCGTGTCGGTGTTGCTGCTCAATGTTGCTCATCTCAAACGATTGGAACATTGGAACAAAACCATCTTCATGTACGTTTACCGCAATTTGCATAGCAAGCACAGACTTACCAGTTTTAGGTGGAGCAATAATAGTAATTAGCTGACCTGGCTGTAAACCAGCAGTAGCTTCGTCGATAGTTCTAAACCCAGTACGAAAACCTAGCAAACCGCCGTCACGTGTTTTTATAGCAAGGTACTCTTCAAAACGAGCATTGGGATCTCTAGTAAGATCTACGTCATTGCTTTGACCTGCACCCTCGTCATAGATAGTAGCAACGCCGTGACTCATCTCAGCAATAGCTGCGTCATGGTTTCCTGAAGCAATAAACTCTGCTGCGTTTTGTACTACCTCAATTGCCTTTTGACGTTTGCGGTATTCTACAAGTTGATCTACTAAGTACTCTAACGAATCTTCTACAGCAAGTAATCGGTAAGTTGGGAAGTTATCTTTAACAGTAACGGCACTTGGTACCTCTTGATACTTTGACCAATGTGTGCGTACAAATTTCCACACAGCCCTGTTCTCATCTACAAAAAACCAGCTGTCTTCTAACCCGGCTTCTAGGGCTGGAACAATTTCTCGTGTCCTAACAATCCGAGAGATTAATCTCTCTTCGTTATCTGCCGCCATTTATTAACGCCCCCAAATCCAAGTACCAATGACCATAACGTAACCCACGCTCTGGTATGTCAATTACATTTTTTACTTCTGGACGATAGGGCAACTCCGCTACCAGGTCTGCAACAACGTTATACGCTTTTGCATAGTTAAACGGATTTGTACCTAGATTATCTAAATCCTCTAAAATTTCATCCATGTCTTTTTGAGAATAGTCGAACCCTACTAATTCTAGTCGGTATTCGTACTTCTCAGCAAATCGCCAAAATTGGGATAGAGCTTGCCTATTGTACGTAACTTCTTCCGAAGTGACCGGTATACCAAGTACTCTACTAATTTTGGGCCTGCGATCCAAGATACAATCAAGAGTGACAACAACACGTAAAGGAGTATCATTAGAAATATCGCCCCCCTTCATTTTTAAATAACCTCTATTTTGCCATACTTAAAGAGAAAAGCTCTAAACAGTTCTGGATCTAAACTTGCCATAGAACTTTCAGCTTGACTCGCACGTGAAGACACCTCAACAGGGTAGATACCGTCGTTCTCTTCAATACGTGTTTTTACATAGCGCATATGCTTGCACACGCTGCGTGAGCCGTAACCGGCGCAATCACAACGAAGTTTTTTACTGTCGGTGTTGATCTGTACTTCGTGCACCCCTGTTTCAGAAAGAAAAATTTGAGCAATTTGCCATGACATGATAGCCTCTTTCATTTTCTACGATCTCCCCTCGCTGCTTTAACTTTTACTGGAACAAATGCTTCTAGAGCAAAGCTTCCCATAGGTTCTCCATAAACTCCGCCCCAATTCTCTAACTCAACGTTTGTAGTTACGATAGTTGGTAGCCCTGCATTGAACCTTGAACGCAATAAAGCGTCAAATGTATTCTCAGCCCACTTAGAGGCTGTTCGATATTCTTTACCTATATCGTCTAGAACAAAAACTCTTACGTTATTCATTCTATCCGAATCACCATATAGCCCGTCAAGTAACAGCTGTGCGCTCTCGTCGGGCTCATCCCATTGAGCTTTTTGCAAACGTAAAAGCTTTGGATAGTCCATAAAAGCCCCTATACGATTTGGGAGCGTTCCTGGGGTGGCTAAGACTTCCCCTGAGATACCCCTAATAAGGCTCTGGA